TGGTATGGCTGCTAATCCTTTCGCAGCTGCTGGTGCGGTTGCTGCTGGTGATACGGTTAATACCGATGCATCGCTAGACGCAAATACTAATGCCTGGTATCGCAGGGTACAGGTTACTAACTTGATGTAAAATCAAGAGTATAGTAGAGTAAAATTTGGGAGTGTCTTCGGGCACTCCCTTTTTTTATTATAAATAGTATCATGGCAACATCACAATCACCTATGGCAAGACAGCCTGAACAGTTAGATTACGCAAGTCCAACTCAATTTCGCTTTGGTATTCATCAATTACCGAAAGTAGAATTTTTTACGGTTACTGCAAATCTTCCTGGCATTTCAGTTCCAACTGCTACTATGCCTACCCCATATAAAGACATTTCTATTATGGGAGAAAAAACAGAATTTGAAGATCTTACAATATCTTTTATTGTAGATGAGTATCTGGAAAATTATATTTCATTACATAATTGGATGACAGGCATTGGATTTCCTCAAGACAGGGCACAATTTTCTACATATAGAGATGTAACTTCAAACACTCCAGCTGCTGGTGGAACACCATCAGTAGACCAAATTGGTTTAGCAACTCCTGATAAATCAATGTATTCTGATGCATTTCTTATGATACTTTCCAATAAAAATAATCCCATTATAGAAGTAAATTTTCATAATGTATTTCCAACATCTTTAAGTGCATTAAATTTTTCACAAGATGCAACAGACGTAGAATACTTAACTGCATCAGCTGAATTCTCATATCAAGTGTATGAAATCAATACATTATAAATATGTTTGAGCAGATACGATATACTTTAACAAATATATCAAATTTAAGACTTGTAAATAGTCAATATAAAAAGAGAGAGAAGATCATACTCTGCTCACCTTTGAAAGCTATATAATGAACTTAGACGAATTAAAAGCAGAAGCCAGACAAGACTTACCCATTCTTGACCATGAGCATATGGACCAAGAGTCATATAAAAATCAAGTTATAAAACCAAAATGGTTAGGATACAAAACCAATTTTGAGCAGCTTCTCATTCTTAGAAAATCTGAACACCAAAAACTGTTTCGTGAGAAATGGGAATATTATGGTGGCAAAGCAGATGCTAAAGTTTATGTCGCAAAACCATTTGACTTCAAAGTTTTAAAAAGTGACCTCCACATGTTTATACAATCTGATGATGAGATATTGGAATTGCAAAATAAAATAGCGTATTACGAACTTATCATAAAATACATCGAAGGGGTTATTAAATCAATTGACAATCGTGGATGGGATATTCGCCATGCACAGGATTGGAAAAAGTTCGAAGCTGGTATGATATGAAATGCAAATTGAAAAAAAGAATGAAGTATATTTAATTCTAAAAGACTTAGAGCCGTCAACTTCACAAGAGCTCTCATCCTTCTTCACCTTTGAAGTCCCCGGTGCAAAATTTATGCCCATGTATCGTAATCGTATGTGGGATGGTAAGATACGGTTGTTCAGTCCAGGCTCCGGTGAGATATATGTAGGACTACTCCCGTACATAAAGAAGTTTTGTGATAGAAATAATGTTGACTATATAATAGGAGAAGGAGTTGAAGATGATAGGGATGTTGTACGTGAAGTTGTTAAAGGGTTTGTCAAATCGCTCAAACCAAAATCTAAAGGAAAGTCACTTAAAATTCGTGACTACCAAATTGATGCTGTACACCATGCCATTGCCAGAAATCGTGCTCTTCTTGTTTCTCCTACTGCTAGTGGTAAGTCATTAATAATATATGCACTAGTCCGTTATTATCATATGATGGGCTTGAAAACTTTGATACTTGTTCCTACCACCTCTCTCGTAGAACAGATGTACACTGATTTTGAAGACTATGGATGGAGTTCCGGCACATACTGTCAAAAAATATATCAGGGGCATGATAGAAAGGTTACCAGAGATGTTGTAATATCAACCTGGCAATCCATCTACAAAATGCCGAAGAAATATTTTGAACAGTTCGGTTGTATAATCGGTGACGAGGCTCATCTATTCAAAGCAAAGTCTCTCACAGGTATAATGACTAAGTTGCACCAATGTAAGTACAGGTTCGGTCTTACAGGGACGCTGGACGGTACTCAGACGCATCAACTTGTACTAGAGGGGTTATTTGGTGCAGTTGAAAATATAATAACAACAAAGAAGTTGATAGACAGCAAAACTCTGGCTGACCTGAAAATCAAATGCATAATTCTAAAACACTCAAATATAAGAGAGAAAATGGCGTATGCAGAAGAATTGCAATATCTTGTTGGGAATGAAAATAGAAATAAGTTTATACAGAATTTGCTGCTACATATAGATGGGAACACTCTTTGCTTATTTCAGTTAGTAGAGAAACACGGTCAAATATTATATGACCAAGTAAAAGATGCAGTGAAGGACCGTAAGGTATTTTTTGTTTATGGAGGAACAAATGCAAGAACACGAGAAGATATTAGAAGTATTGTTGAAAAGGAAAAAAAGTCAATTATTATTGCGAGCTACGGTACTTTTAGTACTGGTATTAATATTAGGAATATCAACAATATCGTGCTCGCCTCTCCATCCAAATCTAAGATTAGGGTGTTGCAATCCATCGGCCGAGGGTTGCGTCTTAGCGAAAGCAAGTCTTCCATTCTAGTGTTTGATATTGCTGATGATATGACATATAAAAGAGTGCGTAATTTTACACTTATTCACTTTATGGAAAGAATAAATATCTATGCCGAACAACAATTTGTATATGAGATAAGTAAGGTAAATCTAAAATGAATGCACCAATATCACATAAAATCATGAAACTCACAAATGGTGAAGAAATTGTTTGTCAAATAGACGATAAGATTGTCAACGATGAATATCAACTAAACTATCCTCTTAAAATTGATGTTCGGCCACAGATGACTAAAAAGGGTGTTGTGGAAGCATTAAACCTTAGTCGTTGGGTTGGTTCATATACAAGCCAATCTTTGTTTTCGGTAAAAACTGAACATGTTCTGTTAGTCGCAGAAGCTTCGGAGGGATTGTGTAGATATTATGATCATGTGGTAGAAGAGATAAAGCGAATTGAAAATAAGGCCATCACCAAAGCTATATCTATAAATGATTACCTAGATGATATTGACGATGAAGATGTATATGATGAACTGTTGGATGAATCGTTATCTAGTGATGATACAATTCATTAAAAAGTCTACATAGCCATTTATGCATAGTTTTTTGATTTGTCAACCCCCTTTTGGTACTTGACATTATTGTTTCTATAGTATATACTGTAATAATGTTTGGTGATATAAGGAGCGATTATGAAAAAGAAATCCAAAGGCGTACATTATGTTGATAACAAAAAGTTTCTTGAAGCTATGGTTGTATTCAAGGACAAATGTAAACTTGCAGAAGAGGCAGGGAAAGAACAACCGGCAGTATCAAATTATATCGGGGAGTGTTTTTTAAAGATTGCAACACATCTTTCTTTCCGACCTAATTTTATTAATTATACATATAGAGATGATATGATATCTGATGGCATTGAAAACTGTTTACAATATGTTTCAAACTTCAATCCAGAAAAATCAAAGAACCCATTTGCTTACTTTACGCAAATTATCTATTATGCATTTCTTCGGAGGATTGCAAAAGAGAAGAAGCAAACTCATGTCAGGAATAAAATGATAGAAAATTTTCAATATGAGGCTTGGACAACAATGGAGGGTGACGATGCATCAACATATCATGTTTCTGGATTTGATCCAACTATAATGCTTCCAGATGAAGATGTATATAAGCCGAAAAAGAAAGTGGTGCCCAAGACTAAAGGGTTAGAAAAATTTATGGAAGAAGAAACTTAATTTGCAGATAGCAATTATTACTGATACGCATTTCGGTGCAAGAAATGATAACTTAAATTTTAATGAATATTTTTACAAGTTCTATGAAAACATTTTCTTTCCCACTTTGAAAGAACGAGGGATTACAACATGCATTCATTTAGGTGATGTTGTAGACCGCCGTAAGTATATAAGTTATCGTATTGCATACGATTTCCGTAGCCGTTTCATCTTGCAATTCCAAAAGTTTGGTATTGATTTGCATGTTATTATTGGCAATCATGACACCTATTACAAGAACACCAGTGAAATTAATTCTATGGATGAACTTGTTGGGAGGGATAGAGTATGGATTTATTCTGAGCCAACGGTGAAGGAATTTGATGAGGTTCCTATTCTGTTTATGCCATGGATTAATACAAACAATTATAGCACAGCCATAAATTCTTTGGACACAGCAAAGACGGACCTTCTTATGGGACATTTAGAAATAAATGGTTTCCAGATGTATCAGGGACAATATTCAGATAGTGGACATGAAAAGGAGCTCTTCCGTAAGTTCGATACTGTTTTTAGTGGACACTTTCATCATAAGTCAGATGATGGCCAGATTTATTATCTGGGTTCTCCATATGAAATGACTTGGGCAGATTATGATTCCCCTAAAGGATTTCATGTCTTTGATACGAACACAAGAGAACTGGAACGCATTGTAAATCCCTATACTTTGTTTGAGAAAATTTATTATGATGATACTATAAATGATTATAGTCATATGGTTGGGCCCACTGGCACTGTTTATGATTTTGAAAAATATAAGGATAAGTATGTTAAATTAATTGTGGTTAATAAAAAAGATTTGTATCAGTTTGATCAATTCGTTGATAGGCTTCTTGTTGCTGATGCACACGATGTAAAAATCATTGAAGATTTTTCAGAACTGGATGCAACAAATGTATCGGATGACATTGTAGAGAATACAGAAGATACCATGACTTTACTTGAAAAGTATGTTGATGAATTGGATGTTACTCTGGATAAAACTAGACTCAAGAATACCATGAAGTCATTGTATAGTGAAGCACAGGATTTAGAATTTTGATTGAATTTAAGTATGTTCGTTGGAAGAATTTCCTTTCTACCGGCAATCAATTTATAGAGATACAACTAGACCGAAATCCCACTACACTTGTTATTGGTGAAAATGGTGCAGGCAAGTCTACGGTACTTGATGCGTTGTGTTTTGGCTTGTTCGGTAAACCTTTCAGGGGTATCAATAAACCACAGTTGTTAAATTCTGTGAACAATGCTGGTTGTGTTGTAGAAGTAGAATTTAAAATTGGCACAAAGAATATCAAGGTGGTTCGTGGTATCAAGCCAAACATCTTTGAGATATACATCAACGATAAGATGTATAATCAGGATGCAAATATGCGAGACTACCAGAAGTATCTTGAACAACAAATCCTCAAACTGAACTATCGTAGTTTTACTCAAGTTGTTATTCTTGGTTCATCTACCTTCATTCCATTCATGCAGTTGAAGGCTCGCCACCGTAGAGAAGTGGTAGAGGAAATTCTTGACATTCAGATTTTCTCATTGATGAACATATTGTTAAAACAAAAACTCAAAAACATTGCTGAGAATATTCGTGATATCAATTATCAATTGGACCTTACCGGGGAAAAAATTGTATTACAAGAAAAGTATATCAATGATGTAAAGAAGAATAAGAATAAGATTATCAAAGAGAAGAATAAACTCATTAGTGACAATGAGAATGAAATTTTCTCAAGAAATTCTGGCATCGAGGAGCTCTCGAAGGATAACGATAACCTGTTAAGTCTAATTTCTGATAACGAGAAAACTAAAAAGAAGGCCTTCAAACTTATTGATATAAAATCTACTCTTATAGAGAAACATAAAACTCATTCCAAGGCTGTTGATTTTTTTGAGAACAATGATGAATGTCCCACCTGTCAACAACACATAGATGAAATTTTCAAAAAAGAAATGATATCTGATAAACAGAAGGATGTGACCAAGTTTGCAGTTGGTATCAAAGAACTTGAAGAAGAACTTTCGAAAGCACAAGAGAGGATACAAGAAATATCTGATATTGCAGATAAAATTAGAGAGAATGAAGTACAGATTGCGAAAGAGAATAGTTCTGTTACACAACTGGAAAAATTCAACGCTACACTGCACGCTGAGATTGCTCAGTTCAAAACTGGTGACGTAAGTAAATCTGATTACAATAAATTGAAAGAGCTGAAAAAAGACCTGTCTGCCACGGAAAATCATAAAGCAAAACTTCGTGAGGACTTGACATATTCAGAGGCGGCGAGAAGCATGTTGCAAGATACAGGTATTAAAACCAAGATCATCAAGCAGTATCTTCCTGTAATGAATAAGTTGATTAACACTTACCTAACCTCTATGGAATTCTATGTGAACTTCACTCTGAACGAAAATTTTAATGAAACTATCAAGTCAAGGTATCGTGATGAGTTTACCTATGATTCGTTTAGTGAGGGTGAGAAGATGCGTATTGACTTGGCACTCCTGTTTACTTGGAGAGCTATTGCAAAGATGAAGAACAGTACCAACACCAACCTGTTGATGCTGGATGAGATTTTTGACAGTTCCCTAGATAGTACAGGTACAGATGAGTTTCTAAAAATTCTCAACACACTCTCTGATGAGAACATTTTTGTTATCAGTCACAAACAGGATGTATTAGCAGATAAGTTTAGAAGTACAATCAAATTTGAAAAGGTAAAGAATTTTAGTCATGTGGTGGAATAATGGGTAAATAACACTATTTTTTATGGAAGAACATAATGGCAATAGAGGAGAATAAAAATGAATAATAAATGGAATGATGAGTCCGGGCCGATGCCAGGAGGTGCGCCATCGGGCCCAATTGGTATGCCTGATATTTCAAAAAGGTCATTAGAAGAAGAAGGAATTTTTTTGTTTATGGAGTCGTTTGATGATGCGTCTTGTAAGAGTGCAATTAATTTTATTCTTACTCATAACATACAAGATAAACCTCTTAAAAAATTGCAATTAATGATTAACAGTCCAGGCGGTTCACTTCATGCTTGTTTTGCATTAATTGATGTAATGAAGGGTTCTCGTATTCCTATTCACACTATTGGGCTTGGAATGATTGCTAGTTGTGGAATTTTAACATTTATGTCTGGTGCAAAAGGACATAGATATCTTACACCAAATACAAGCATTCTTAGTCATCAGTATAGCTGGGGGTCAAAAGGAAAAGAACATGAACTGTTTGCCGTAGTAAGAGAGTTTGAACTTAGTACAGAGCGCATGATTAAACATTATAAAAAATGCACAGGAATGTCAGAGAAGAAGATTAGAGAAGTTTTACTTCCAGCAGAAGATGTTTGGCTTGATGCTAAAGAAGCGATTAAGTACGGTATTGCAGACAAAATTAAGGAAGTTTATTAATGGCAATATATCCACTAGTTGAAGTTAAGAATCCAATTCTCACTATACCCTTGTCGGGCTGTAGTGAGGAATTGGACAGGAAAGAATTGAAAGAAAATCTGGTAGAAACCATGAAGGAATTTCGTGGAATCGGGCTGTCAGCAAATCAAGTTGG